TCTTCTTTATAATATTTCACATTTGAAGTTGTTACTCCACTAAAAATAGAATCATATCTTAAACCAACATAGTTCTCATTTAATTCTAATGTATAATGTACAATTGATTTTTTATCCTTCAACGCTCCTGCACCTAAAGCCTGTAATGTCCAACTTTTACCTATACCCGCCGGTGCTACTATAACACCTAATTCACCTGTACCTAAACCACCATCCATTATTTCATTAATAACATCCCAGGGTGTTTTTATAGTATCTCTCGCTGACTTCATTAATCTTTCTTCTAACGATATAATATAATCATGTCCTAAATCTCTTGTAGTACCAGCTTTCATCGCCTCGTCAATAATAGATTTTATACCTTCATAATTTTTATTTTCTAATAAATCAACTGATTCTAATATTGCTCTTTTTAATGTTTGGTTTTTACAAAAATCTAATGTTTCAGTTTGTACAAATTCTAAATCTGTAGCCTCTACGTTTTTCCAAACTTCTCTTAATTTATCTACAACCCCAACTTTTAATATATCATTTTCTATTTCATCAACTTTAAATTTTAAAACTTCAAGTGTCGGTTGTTTTTTATATTCATAATAATACTCTCTAATTGTTTTAACTAACCATTTATTAGAATCAGAATCGAACATGGATGGATCTAATATATCACTAATAGTTTGAATAAATTTTGTATCAAATAAAAGTGATGCTATAATCTTAGATTGAAATGATGTTCCAAATTGTGTTAATGTTTCACTCATCTTACCACCATTTACTCACTATCTTTTAAAGGCAATGCTTTCTTGTACTCTTTACCCATGTGTTTTCTCAGCGTAATGATTTAACTGATTAAAATTAGTTGCTAACCAACTCGTTACATTAGGAAGTGCTGTAAATAATTTATCTTCTAAAAACATTTTTTCAAATTGAAACTTTATCAATCTATTAATAGGTTCGTGTATCTTTCTAATTATTTTTGTTTTAGTTGAACGAGATATATCTACATCTGATAACTGCATTAGTTTATAATTCAATTCTATAACATCTTTCGATTCTGGTAATTCTGTAAGAACTTCGTCTATATTAACTATACGATTTTCACTCAAAAATGGTAATTTTTTTTTGATAGTTTTTAATCCCAATCCTCTTACACCAGGTATATTATCTGATTTGTCACCATCAATAACTCTATACCAAATAAAGTTATGAGATGAAATACCATATTCATTTAATACAGAATCTTCATCATACATTTTCTTTTTAGTCGGACTCCATACCTTTATCCTGTCATTAGCTAATTGTAAAAAATCTTTATCTGTAGACATTATAGTAATTTTAGAATCAGTAAGTACTTGTCTACACAAATAACCTATCGTATCATCTGCTTCAATGTTATCATAAGATAAAACAGTTACAGGAAGTGTTTCTAAATATTCAACAACTCTCTGTAACTGCATTATCATATTTTGTTTCTCGTCTTCGGGAGACGCAAAATCATATGCACGATTTACTCTGTACTTTGTTTTACGTTTCTCTTTATACTGTGGATATAATTTACGACGATGAGTAGACCCACCCTTACCATCAAATACTATAATAGTTCGAGTAGGTCTAATCATGTTTATGGTGTAACCGATACTTCTCAGAAAACCGACTATTCCACCAACGTGAATACCATCATCATTGGTAGTCGGTATAACACTAAACACTCTAATAAAAGTGTTTAAGCCATCTATTAAAAGTACCTTATCATTAGGTTCACCTCCGTCTAATGAGCCACCTTTTTTCTTTATCTCTTCAAATATAGATAAATACCGTGCATTACTCACTAATTTCCTCTTCCACAACTACATCATCAATACCAAAATTCTTATCATATTTTAATATTACTTTATCACATATTAAATCATAACAATATTCTCTAAATTCAGTATTGTTAAGTTGTTTTGACCAATCTTTAGATTGAAATTTAAGTTCTTCATCTTCATGATTCTGCATTGTATACCAGGCTCCACCTTGTTTTACAAGTTTATGATCTTTCATAACTTGTAACCAACTACCTTCATTATCAATACCAGTTTCAAAGTACAATTCAAAATCAGCGTGTCTCATCGGAGGCCCAAGTCTATTTTTAATAACTTGAGCTCTAATCTTCATACCAATTACATCAGTACCTTTTTTGATTTGTCCTAAATTTTTCAATCTAATACGAGTTGACGCGTGAAAAGGTAGAGCTTTACCACCTGAAGTGGTCCACGGGTCACCAAACATTACACCTAATTTTTGACGAAGCTGATTTGTAAATACGAGAGCTATTCGTTCTCGTCCAATCATTTGAGTAATCTTCCTCATCGCTTTTGATATAATAATTGCTTTTGCCGTTGCCCACCCATCTTTATCAAAGTCGGCTTCCAGCTCTACTTTAGTAGTTGCGGCTGCTAATGAATCAACAAGTATAGTAACTAATCTATCTTTATCTGATTCACGAACTTTAGCAACAATTTCTTCAACTGCTTCAAATATATCTTCAACAGTTTCTAAATGTAAATACAACATATTATCTACTTCAACACCTATCGCTTTAAGAAATTCGGGGCTTACTGAAGTTTCAGTATCAATATATACTGCTACTCCACCTCGTCTTTGTGTTTCAGCTAAGATATGAGCTCCAAGTAGTGATTTACCACTTGACTCTAATCCGTTGATTTCTGTAATTCTACCTACAGCTATTCCGCCGTTAGGTTTATTTGATATTGCTAAATCTAATATAGTAGAACCCGTAGATACGAAATCTTTTATATCAGTAGGTGTTATATCTGTACCATCCAAAAAATATGCTACTTTCATATCTTTGAATTGTTTATTTAAAGTATCAGCTAATACACCTGCCAATTCATCTCTTGTTGACATATGTTTCTCCAATTTAATTACAACCTCAAGAGTACACTCTTGTTTTTAATTTAATTAAGTATTAAATAAATCATCAAATGCTGCTGATGTTTCCTTAGTATCACTAACTGCATTAGGTACAGGACTATCTGTTTTTGGTGTTTCTTCTTTACTTTTAGTTTCAGTTGAACCACCATTAAGATAATCATTTAGTGCTTGAGTCAAGTCATCATAAGAAAGTTCCTGATAAATTTCAGTAATGTCTTTCTGTGATTCTGTAATTGAT